ACTATTAATAAATCTTTTCTACGCCGTCGCCGCCACGACCACTAGTGCCATTACAACGGTGTACCACTAAAAGTGGTAAAAAAGGTTGGAAATGGGGTAAATCAGGTAAATGCTATACAACAAAAAAGGCTGCCCAACGGCAAATGAAAGCAATATATGCAAGCGGTTACAAAGGAAAAACTAGAGAAAGCAGTAGGAATAGTTAGGGAGTTACGCCAAAGGGAGCGATTTGAGCGTATTGATCTGTACGATCCGTATCCCTATCAGGCTAAATTCCACGAAACTGGTAAATCAGGGTCACAAAGGCTCCTGATGGCTGCTAACCGTATAGGGAAGTCTTACTGTGGTGCTGCGGAGATGTCTTATCACGTTACAGGGATGTACCCTGCATGGTGGAACGGACGGAGATACACGCAACCCATAACAGCATGGGCTGGTGGTGTCTCTAACGAAACGACAAGAGACATAGTGCAAGCAGAATTATTGGGTTCCCCTGATGACCCTGAAGCATTTGGCTCTGGCGCTATACCTAGAAAATATATTATAAAGACGGAACGCAAGCCGGGAGTGCCAAACGCGAAGAGTGTAGCACTGATAAAGCATGTTAGTGGGGGGAACTCTTCTTTATTCTTCAAAGCATACGAAATGGGTGTAGAGAAGTGGCAAGGACGCTCTGTAGACTGCGTATGGCTAGATGAGGAGCCTAGTAGGGAACTCTACTCTCAGGCTGTGACACGTACACTGGACAGGCGTGGGATGGTCTACATGACCTTCACCCCTGAAAACGGAATGACAGAGACAGTTGCTTCGTTTATGAACAACATCCAAAAAGGTCAGTCCTTGACCAACGCTACTTGGGATGATGCGTCAGAAAAGATACAAACAGTGGGCGGTAAGGAGGGTCATTTATCTGAAGATGTTATGACTCAGATTTTGTCTGCTTACTCTCCGCATGAAAGAGAGATGCGTAGGTACGGTAGACCTTCTATTGGGTCAGGGTTGATTTTCCCCGTCCCTGAAGAAAATATATTTTGCGATCCTATCGTTATTGAGTCGCATTGGCCTAGAATAGCTGCAATAGATTTTGGTTGGGATCACCCAACAGCTTTAGTTTGGTGCGCTATAGACCCTGACGAGGAATGTTTTTACGTATATGATTGCTACAGAATGTCAAAAGCGTCACCATCCGTACACGCACAAACTATACGAAATAGACCTGATTTTATCCCCATTGCTTATCCCCATGATGGCAATAGACGAGATTCTATGGGTAATCCCGGTTTGGCTGACCAGTATCGTAATTTAGGGTGTAATATGCTATTGGGGCACTTCACTAACCCGCCAGCTTTAGGTCAGAAGACAGGCTCTTCTTCTATTGAGGAGGGTCTTATGGCTATGCTACAGAAGATGGAAGCTAATAAGTTTAAGGTTTTTGGAACTTTAGGTGATTGGTTTGAAGAGTTTAGAATGTATCATAGAAAAGAGGGTAAGGTCGTTCCTCTTAGGGATGACTTACTTAGTGCTACACGGTATGCGTTTCAATCACAACGGTTCGCCATTGCTGGCGAAGACCCCACTTGGACTAACGAAGTAGAATACAGGAATTATGGCATTATCTGACGAAGAACTCCTATCTAGGATAAAAATAGAACTTGTAGATTCTCTAGGGTATAGTGACGATATATCTAGACAAAGAGCGGAAGCAATAGATTATTACTACTCCAGACCCTTTGGTAATGAAGTTGAGGGTCGCAGTCAATACGTGGATTCAACAGTGCAGGACACTATAGAGTGGATAAAACCCTCTCTTATGCGTATCTTTGCATCTGGCGATGAGATGGTTAAATTTAGCCCTCATGGTCCTGAGGACGTTGCTGCTGCCGACCAAGCAACCGACTACGTAAACTACGTTTTTACTAAAGATAACCCCGGTTGGGAAATTTTATACTCTTGGTTTCACGATGCCCTTCTGGAGAAAAATGGGATTGTAAAGGTCTTTTGGGAGGATTATGGAGAGCCTCAGAGAGAAGAATACCATAATCTGTCTAGTATTGAGCTAGAAGCTCTACTACAAGACGAATCTACAGAAGTGGTAGAGCATACGCTTTACGAAGAAACAGACATGAATGATGTTGTTATTATAAGAACTAATGTCGGTGGGAGAATTCGCGTAGAGAATGTACCGCCTGATGAGTTTCTTATTTCCAGAGAATCAAAAACGATAGAAGATGCTAGGTTTGTTTGTCACAGAGTTAGAAAGACATTCTCTGACTTAAAGGTTATGTACCCAAATAAAGACTTTGAATTTAGGGATTTATCTGGTAGTGATGACGAGATTGAGTACGATGCAGAAAGGCTTGCGCGACACTCTATTGATGACAGTGGGACTTACGGCTCTGGTTATGTAAGTCCAGTAGACCACGAAGACGCATTAAGAGAATATTGGCTACATGAGTCATACATAAAGACAGATTATGACGGTGACGGCATTGCAGAGCTACGTAAGGTGTGTAGTATAGGCTCTTACATTTTTTCAAATGAAGAAATAGACAATAAGCCATTCGTTACTATAACCCCGCTAAAGATACCGCATAAATTCTTTGGACTAGGCGTTGCTGATTTAGTGATGGATTTACAGTTGATAAAAAGTACATTGATGCGTAATCTCATGGACAATATGTACAACCAAAACTTTGGTAGGTACGCAGTCCTTGAGGGTCAGGCGAACCTAGATGATTTGCTGACGCAAAGGCCCGGAGGGGTGGTTAGGGTGAAATCGCCCAATGCAGTAACTCCGCTGGCAACGCCGTCGCTAGAGCCTTACTCGTTTCAAATGCTTGAGTACATAGACACCATTAGAGAGTCAAGGGCGGGTGTCTCAAAGAATTCTCAAGGGTTAAACGACAAAGCCCTGACATCACACACTACGGCTACTGCTGTTAATGCTGTAATGACTAACGCGCAATCCCGTGTAGAGCTTATAGCAAGACAGTTTGCTGAGACTGGCGTAAAGAGCTTAATGCGACGTATTTACGAATTACTCCTAAAGTACCAAGATAAGGAGCGTGTCGTAAAGTTGCGTAATGAATGGGTAGCTGTTAGACCTGATATGTGGAGCGATAAGATGGATTGTACTGTGTCTGTTGCTTTGGGTAATGGTTCAAAAGATCAGCAAATGGCACACCTATCCCAGATGATACAATTTGCGTCCCAATCAATGAGTGGTGGACTACCTATTGTTACAGAAGAAAACATGTACAATCTAGGCGCTGCGCTTATAAAAGCTATGGGTTATCAGAATGTTGATGACTTCCTTACTAAGCCTTCTGGTGAAGAAAAACCCCCATCACCTGAAGAACAAACGATGGAAATGGAGAGACAGATAAAATTTAAAGAGCTTGAAATAAAGCAAGGTGAACTACAAGTAAAAATGATGAAAGTCCAAAATGAAGCTGCGGAAGCTCAGGTTGACGCGCAGCTAAAAGTCGCAGAACTAAAGCTAGAGGCCGATCAGAATAGACCTGTGGCTATAGGAGAAACATGAACCGCGAAGAAGAAGCAAAAAGACTATTAGAAAACAAATTATTTGTAGAAGCATTTGAAACATTAGAAAACGAGTTATTATTGAGTTGGTCCAGAACTAGCTCAACAGATGTAAGCCAGCGAGAGTCATGCTGGTTAGCGATGAGACTGCTCGAAAGAATCCAAAGCCATATAAAGTCCATAGTTGAAACAGGACACATGGCTAAGGTAATGGAGAAGCAACACCCACACATATAAGGAGAAGTAAAAATGGCGGATACGCAAGAAGCCCCGTCCGTGCCGCAAGGCCCAGTAGCTGCTGGAGAAAGTATGGAGGCAGCCCATAATGCAATTCTTGGTTTACTAGATTCCCCAGAGGAACAGCCTAACGACGAAGAGGAGCAAACTTCTGAAGAAGAAGAGTCTACTGAGGAAACTCAAGACGAATTATCTGAAGATGAAGAAGGGTTAGAGGACCCTGAGGTAGAGGAGGAAGAAGAGGAAGAGCTTGAAGAGGAGTCTGAAGAAGAGGCTTTATACGCTGTCCGAGTTGATGGTACAGAGTATGAAGTTAGTTTAGACGAACTTCTGAAAGGGTATTCTCGGCAATCTGACTATACCAAAAAGACGCAAGAAGTAGCTAATCAACGAGGACAATTAGATCAACTGGCTCACCAGTATACCTCTGAAGTTGCTCAGATACAAGCAGAGCGTCAGCAGTATGTTGAATCATTACAATCTGTACTTCAAGGTCAAATGTCTGAACTTGATCAATTTGCTAATATGGATTGGCAAACTTTAAAAGAGACCAATCCACTAGAGTATGTTACTAGGCGTGATGAATACCGTGAGGCTCAGGATCGCATAGGCGCACTACAACGAGAGCAAGTGTTAGTCCAACAAAGACAGCAGGAAGAAGAGGCGCAGCTAAGAGCAAGAACTCTTAGTGATGAACACAACAAACTGGTTGAAAAAATGCCAGAATGGGGTGAGTCTTCTACAAAACAACAAGTAGCTAACGCTTTACGCGAATACGCTAGTACACAAGGTTTTATACAAGAAGAAATCGAGTCTTTAATAGACCACCGATCTCTGATTGTACTACATAAAGCTATGATGTATGACAAGCTAGATTCGGGTAATGTACGTAAGAAAAAAGTTGTTAACAAACCTAAAGTCGTTAGATCAGGTAAGGGTACGAGCAAGAAACAGGATGTGACGAGAAAGCGTAATGCACAGATGAAACGTCTTAAAGAGACAGGTCATGTAGATGATTCCGTAAGTCTTTTTGAGGAATTCGTAGAACTTTAGAATAGGAGGATTGCATTATGGCAGTTCCGGGAAATACTAGGTTGACATTTAGCGGAGTTCAAATCCGTGAAGACCTAAGTAATATTATTTATAACATTTCGCCAATGGACAC